ACAAGCCCGAGGCGATTCACGGCACGACCATCGGCCACATGATCGACCTGCGCGTCTACGGGCAGGGCATCGGTGGCACGAAGCGGTATTTCCGTGACTCCCGCAGCGCCAAGATCAACGCTGCTATTGCCTCTCTGGTTCGGCGTGGCCGCTGGCGCTTTGAGAAGAAAATGCTCACTCGCTGGTTCACCAACACCGAGAATACTATCGGCAGCGCCGGTTATGACGTTCCTTTTGTTCGTGGAACCGGCGGCGTCGTGGACTATGCCCCGCCCGCCTTCGACGGCGAGGCGTTCACGACCGCGCACGACCACTACCTCGGTGTGGACAGCGACTCGAAAACCAGCGCAGACGTGCTGGACGAACTGGCGGAAACGCTCCAAGAGCACGGTTTCTCACCGCCATTCAACGCCCTCGTCTCGCGCGCGGATGTGGCGCTCTACATGGCGCTCACCGCGTTCGTAGAAGTGGTCGATCCGGTCATCTCGATGATCGACCGTGGTGGAGAGACTAGCGGGAATCAGTTCTACGCTACCGGCTCGCGGGCGTTTGGACTGCTCGGCTACTATCAGGGCGAGTATGGCCTGGTGGAAGTCAGGTTCACGAACCGCGTCCCAACAGGCTACGCCGGGATGTGCAAGTCGTTTGGCAACCTGGCGGCTCAAAACCCGCTCACCGTCCGTGTGCATCCCGACGTCGGCTTTGGCGCTTACGTCGTGCCGGAGACCACGCCGGACGATGACTATCCGGTGAAACAGTTGGACGTGGAGATGGAGTTCGGCATCGGTGTCGGGCAAGACCGCGCTAACGGCGCGGCGGCTTTCCTAGACGCAAGCGGGACTTGGACGAATCCGACAATAAGCTAAAAAACCTCGAGGAGGTTTTCATTGCTAAAAATCAACTGGCTGGCCTACAGCTATGATCGTTTCGACGGCTATGGCCGTTACAGCCGGCACCTGGTTAGAGCGTTGAATCACATCGGTGTGGACGTCACGCCACTTTCCTTTAACCAGGTGCGGCTACCGGGCTGGATTCAACGACTATCGAAAATCGACTACTCACGCCTTACCATTGCGTGTATGCCACCGTATATGCTCTACCCGATCACGGGGCGGCAATGGAACTTGACGATGACCGAGGGGACGTTATTGCCTGAAAATTGGGCAGCGACGATCAATTTCCGCGCTCAGCGGGTCATCGTGCCGTGTGAGCACAATGCTACCGCTTTCGCAGATAGTGGCGTGGAAGTGCCTATTCACGTGCTACACGGTGGTACAGATAGCAGTGAGTTCCGCACATTGAACCTACATTATGGAGATGGCGAATCGTACACCTTTCTTGCTCTGGCCGATCGGGGAGCACGAAAGGGGTGGGTCGAGGTGTGGTCTGCATTCTACAATGCGTTCGGGACACCAGACGACACGATCGATGTGCGCCTAGTCATCAAAACGCGCAACGATCCGATGAACCCGAACAACTTGGTTAGTCGGATTTCGGGGGCGTGCACAGACCCTCGCGTCATATTCTGGCGTGAAGATGTGGACTCGATGGCAGACGTGTATTCGATGGTTGACTGTTTTGCTATCCCATCTCGTTCTGAGGGATGGGGGATGCCTCAACGCGAGGCCGCGATGATGGGCCTGCCGGTCATCGTCGCCAAACATAGCGGTCTCGACGACGGTCACACCGAGGCGTGGGCGCTGGTCGTCGGGCCAACGCACACGGAAAAAATCCCCCCAAAATTTCCACATTGCCGGGGGAACTGGGAACTGGTTGATGTAGAAGCGCTTGCCGAAAAAATGCGCTGGTGTTACGAAAACCGTGATTTGGCAGCCGAGCATGGACAACGTGCCGGGAAGTGGCTACGTGAAAATCAATCCTGGCAGCAATCAGCGCAGGCGCTCAAAGAATTGATCGAGGAGCATTCGTAATGGCACTCACGGCAACGCAGCGAACTGATATGCAAGGTGACCTTGGTATCTCCGATGACGAAGCCGTTTTCACCAATGCCGAACTCGACCGGTTGTACGCACGCGCGGGCAACGACTATAACCTGGCTGTGTTCTTTGGCTACCGGCAACTGCTGGCCCAGGCAAATAAGTTTTTCAACTATACCGAGGGTATGACGCGGGTGGAGCGTAAGCAAATGCGGGACAATATCTCGGACTCTATGTCTTTTTGGCAAGCCGAGGGACGGACGCAGGTGCGAATGATTGGCCTGAATCCTATCCCGCCACGGGACAAGGATGCTCCCAGTGCCTAATATCGACGCTTGGAGCGGGAATGAGTTTCCGCTCGGTGACTGGGTTGACGACGTGAGCCAGGCGGTTGACACCGCAAAGATTCTGGCGGACAAATCGTCCTCTATCGTCTTGATACGTGCAGGTGTACCGCTGGCGGCACAATCGGTTCGCATCGAGGATTTGCGAGACCGCCCGCGCAGCTACCAGACCGAGGCCGGCGAGACTGGCCTGGCTGAAATTCTGATACTCGGCTACCTCGACCACCCGACGATCACAGACACCGACATCCAGCGCGGTGACCGGTTCGCCCTCGATGGCGCGGGGTATCGCGTGGTGGCTGTGATGCCGGGGTTGTTGAACAGTTTGCAGGCGTTTGCCACGATGCGATCATAAAAGAGGCGAGAATGGAATCTGGATTTTACTGGACAGTTCCGCCGGAACAGGCATTTCCAGAATTGGCCGATGCTTACATCTCGGCAATTCATAGAGGTGTCATGGCTATCGCCCAGCGCCGCGCACCAGAGATAGAGAACTGGATGAAAGATAATGCGCCATGGACGGACCGCACGTCTAACGCTCGGCAAACGCTGTGGTCTGACGTTGACGATGTGGTCAATCAGATGGTAGAGATCATTTTCAGCCACGGTATGGATTATGGAATATTTCTCGAAGTCAACAACGCCGGCCGGTTTGCAATCATCAACCCGGCGCTCGACCATTTTGCGCCGCTCATCTGGGCTGACGTACAGAGGATGTTATCGTGAGCGTATCATCTACTCTCAGAGGTAATGCAATAACTGAAATTGATGGTATTTGGTATTATCTCGATACTAAGAAACCAACTGTTGGTGGTTTGAGCGAAAGACCTTGTGGGCGTTGTGGAAAATTAAGAACGGCAGAAGGTCACGATGCGTGCTTGGGTACACTGCCGGGTATAATTAATGCCTGTTGTGGTCACGGCGATCCCGATGCTGCTTATTTACAGTTACAAGATGGTTCTATCGTGGTAGGCGAAAAAATGGTCGAGGTAATGAATGAGCGTAGTCAGTGAAGCCAAAGCGGTACTAGAAGCCGACGGGACGCTCGTCGCGCTTGCAACCGGTGGCATCTATGACTATGCCGAGACCGGGCCTAACGGTATCAGCCGCACGACGACGCCGGACGCATTCGATAGCAACGAGATCATCGAGCCGTGTATCCTGCTCAAATCGCGCGGGAGCACGCCAGATTTACAGCTAGTAGACGAGGGTACACAATATCTCAGCACCCGCGAGGCGTTAGAGTCCTGGTTTTACGAGGACACGGGTTACACGAACATAGAGGCGATGCGCGATAGAGTGTACACGTTATTGCACGCGGTGCAATTGGCGGGCACATTCAAGATGCTGTGGGCCGGCGACGTGCGCAATCAGCGGGATACAGACATAGATGCAAACGTAGAGCGTTCAGAATTTACGGTACACACATTTAAGAGCTAAAACAGGAGGCACAAAAAATGGGTTTCGATGCATATGGAGCGCCACAATTCGGACTAGAGGACGTCAAAATCGCGACGTGGGATGCTACCGACGACTATGGCACGGCGGTCGATGTGCCGTCCGTCCAACTGATGGGGACTGTAATGCAGACCAGTTCCGCTCAACTCGAAGGTGACGACATGATCACCGACAGTCACGCGCAGATCGTCGGCGGCCAGGTGCGTCTGCGATTCGGCAGCGTCAGCGTGGCGGCACTGGAAATCCTGCTCGGCATCTCGTCCACAGCCAGCGGATCGTTGCAGGATCACCTAAAGTTGTCCGGCGGTGACAACATGCCATATTTCGGCATCTGCGGAAAAATGTCGGCCACGCAGGGCGGCGGCGACCTCCACGTGTTTTTGCCGAAAGTCAAAATTATGGAGGACGTCACGTTGGCCCAGGCCGAATATGGTAACTACCTCATACCTGAGGTAGGCGCGCAGGCGATAGACGACGAGACCTATGGCGTCATCAATCTGATCGAGCACTCGACAGACACCGCGATCTCTATTCCGCCGTCCAATATAAGCTGATGGGTAAACGAAAAGTAACCTCGGCCACGGAGTGGCGTGAAGCGCGCGAAGTCGGCTTCGTCGTCACGCTGCCATCGGGCAACGCGGCACGAATACGTCCCGTTGCCATGGACGTAATGATCCAGGATGGCACGCTGCCAGACCTGCTTTCACCGCTTGCCGCAAAGTCGCTTTGGACAGAGATGGATACAAAGTTCATCGGGGATACAGCCGAACTGGCGATTGGAATGGCAGAGTTGTTCGGCCAGGTGTGCAAAGCCGCATTTCTCGAACCGCGTGTCGTCGACGATGCGGAGGACTTGGGTGATGGTGAGATAGCACTGGAGGACGTGAGCTTCGACGACAAAGGCTACGTTTTCCAGTTGGCTATCCAGTCCGCTCAAGTCCTCCGTAAATTTTGTGAGCAACAAGCGGGAAATGTGGAACCTACACATACT